CATGGACAAGTCCGCGGGGCGATTTGCCTTTCAGGGCAAGCCCAAGAGCGCGTACGTCAGCTACGACGCGGACGGAGCGTGCCAGCCGGGCGACTTCCTCCGCGATCGCGTGGGGGGGGTCTTCCGCGACATCGGGTCGTGGGTCAACCGCCAGGTGTGGGCGGCCTCGTTCAAGGACGAGATGCGCCCCGCGTCCAAGGTGGCCGAGGGCAAGTCGCGAGTGATCTACTTCAGCGAAATGGACTTCTTCATGGTGTGTCGCATGTTCCTCTCGCCGATCCTGTCACTCATCCTCGCGAGTGCTCGCGCACTCGGCATCGCCGTGGGCGCGAGCGCACACTCGGCTGACTGGGTGGTTCTCGCCGACCATCTGCGCGCGGTCGCGCCCGACGGAGTTGTGTTCGACGGTGACTTCAAGGGCTTTGACATCACCCAGGCGCAGAGCACCCTCTCAGTGGTCTCGACAGTCATCTACCGCCTCGCGTGCCTCATCGGTTGGGTGGCCTTTGCCCTGCGCGCGGTGCTCTACTGTTTGTACTGCTGCGTGGTACGCGTGACCGTCTTCGACGGGGTCGTGACCCTTACGTGGGGCGGCCTCGCGAGCGGGAGCGCGCCCACCACCGTGTTCAACTGTCTAGTGGTGATCTACTACTACTGGGACAGTTACCAGCACCTCAGTGAGGGACGCGTCGTGCGGGGGTTCTGGGTGGAGGTCCGCCTCATAGTGTTCGGAGACGATCATGTGATGGCCTGCTGCCCGGAGATCCGTGAGTGGTACAACCCGAGAACCATCGGGGAGTACCTCAGGACGAGGGGGGTCGTCCTTACTGACGCCGACAAGAACGCGCCGGTGGACTACCGGCCGTTGGCGAGCGCCACGTTCCTTAAGCGGGGGTTCCGCTGGGACGAGGAGATGGGGATTCTGTGCGCGCCGCTCGCCCTCGACTCGATCGTCAAGTCGCTCACCTACTGCAGCAAGGAGCTGGAGGATCCGGACATGCGCCACTCCATGACCCTCCTCAACGCGGAGGCCGAACTCTGGGCGCACGGGCGAGGTGTGTACGCAGAGTGGCGCCCGCAGCTCGAGAGCGCCATGGGGGAGCTGCCCCCAAGCGCTCGTCGGGCGTTCCGTGGTTTCGACCACTTCCTCGGCCTCTGGCGCACTCGTAGTCTCACGACG